AGCGGAATTCGGTTTATGCGTTAAATATCTAGAAACAGTCTTCGGCCAACCAACCGGAACCCCATATGGTGAGTCCTTGCTCCACCTTGTAGAGCAGAACTCAAACTCACCATTGAGGCACTGTTTATACATTTTAACCGGGAGTCCAAGCCGTTTATAGGCTAGCTCCCCATCACCAGATGGGACGCCGGTTTCAATTGCGTCGTCGCCCATAGCTATGATCCACTCCACCAGCAACAAAACAGCAACAGCCACTCTCATCCTGGAGTTTCCTCCGGACGTATTGTAGCTGCCAGATGCTTGTATCGCTGGCACAGTTTGGGAGATCATTTTGCCATTGGACAAAGCAAAAACCTTCATGCTAACTATACGTGCTCTTTTAAGTAAGCACTGAGCATAGACTGAATCATGAGACACTTTCGCAATCTCAATCCTAATCTCTGCTTCCATAGTCAACATCCATCCCTGGACAGACCAATCCCACGCCGAAATGTCCGTTTCGAACAGCGGGCCCTTTTCCATTTGCTTAGAGACAATGCCATGTATCACCTCCATAGATTCATCATTTAATCCCATGCCAGGCTTAGACGGAACAGTTTCCCATTCTCGAATTTCCCTGCTATTTTGCATGCGATATAATAATCTCTCTATAAGAGAATCAACACACGACACACCGGATATCAACCGGTATCGCCCTTGGTGGATTTTACTTATCTTATGTGGTTCGTTTTTCACAAACACTTTCATAGGATCGCAAAACCCACCTTGGATGAGCTCCTCAGCCGACATACTCTCCACCTCACTAAGAGGCGTCCGTACTATCAAGCGGAGTCGCTCTACAACAGTCTCGGCCACAAAATCACCGAAATCATCAATCAATTTGCCATTAGTAGAAGCCATAGAACAGTAGGGAACACCAGGTGATGATGCCCTGTTTACAGAACAGGACATTATCTTGAAAAGATTTAACCTTTCGGCTACTTCTCTCCAACTTCCGGACAAAATCTCACTTTTATCGTGGAAGCCCACGGGTGTTTCGGCACTAACATATCTTTTAGCTGTCTCTCGAACAGCATCTCGGTAGTTTCCGGGACAGGGGACGGGGTTGTGCATTCCAGCGTGGATGCGCAGGGATTTCTCCTCTGCTTCTCCTCCGCTGGGCGGCCATTGGTAGGTGCGAAGCTCTGGGATGGCTTCGCACGCTTCTTCTGTCGGGCGGCGCGTTGGCGGCGCCTTCGGAGTTGTGATTTGGTGGGTACCCGAGTTTCTAAGTCGGACTCCACCTTCTTCTGTCTCACCGATATCCCATCGGTATCCACCGGCATCGATAACGGTCCTGAGCACGGTGGAGACAGAGGACCACGGCCATTTAAAGCCGACTCTCTGACCACTGACTCAGTAGCCCAAAAATCATCATCACTATCCTCATAGTCAGCCCAACCAGACAGGTTGGCTAAAGCTACGGGGACCTCTTTAATCGCCAGGTGGTATTGCCTAGCCTTACTTGACAACTCATAACAGTTGTCCTCCCAATAAAAATTAACCCTCTCAGGTTCTTCATCGGAAGAAAAAGCATCAGGCAATTCCACCCAAACATTACGAGGTCCCTCAGACTCACGTCTGAGCAACAGTGACAGAGCTGTACCAAAATTCTTCGTATTATTGGTATGGGTGTGTACTCCACACACTTTACCATCTACGATAATAGGGGTACCCGAAAACGATGGAATGGTAGAGCAAGTGTGCTCAATTAAGAACGGACTCTTGCTCGCAGTCAACGAAGCCATCGACGCAACCCATTCACCTAGCTGACTCAATCCGTACACAGTGGCTCTAGCCTCATTAGGTAATGCCTTAACTCTTAGAGCAGGCACTCCCAAGACTGACCAAACTGAAGACGGAACTTGTACTAGACAGAAATCAAAATCACTGACTTTAGAAAAACCAGTCATCTTCCATTTCGGGTCCAACACAAACGATTTACCATCGTAAGTCATCAAGACTTCATGTCCTATGGACGAGGACAATACATGCATTGCAGTCAACAAATAAGTAGACTCCCCAATGACTACACGTGAAGCCATACCAACCACATGACCAGACACTACCAGTGACAGCACGCCTTTTGGTTGTGTGTTTACTGACACAAAACCACTAGGCAACACTGCTTCTCTAGCCACAGAGGGTAGAGAAGGCACAGGAATCATCTGAGCCAACTGCAGGGGGCTCAACCTCACATACACGGACTTGTCCGCAATGTCGACCCTCATATAAGGGCCATTGACATCATAGCAGACAACCCCGTCAACGAATACCGGTCGCACTCGGGCATCGGGGCGCACTTGCTTTCGCAGTGCACGCCGTTCCCAAAACCCGAGGAACAAATTATACAACTTAGGCAAATAATACCCAAGGACCGGACAGAGACCAAAATACAAAAACGACGCGCTCACAACAAGCACGCCAAAATAAGCAGTCCATGTTACAAGTAACACGGAGAAATAAGGCCACAACAGAGCCAGCACTTCTGCTGGCTCCATATGAGCCTCTCCTATTTTTATCGCTTCCATA